GCGTTGTCGTGCGGTGGCTTTTGCGCAGGATGGCTGAGTGTCGCCTAGGTGTACGCAATAAATATCCCACTCATCAAAGGTGGTCAGCACCTTCTCCGCTTCGTGCATAGCGTTGAGGTCTTTGCAGTAGTCTGGCTCTGGCGCGTAATAGCCATGTGGACTAAGCCAGCCTAATCCACGGTTATCAGGCGTCCACCCACACGCCTCGGCGATTGCCACGTTGATTTTATGGTTGGTCATTTCGCCACCTCCTCCCATTTGCCCAGCGTGCGTAGAAACGCCTCTGCGCGTTGTCGTGCGGTGGCTTTTGCGCAGGATGGCTGAGTGTCGCCTAGGTGTACGCAATAAATATCCCACTCATCAAAGGTGGTCAGCACCTTCTCCGCCTCGTGCATCGCGTTGAGGCACGCGCAGTAGTCCGCTTCCCATCCATACACCGCGGAGATGGCGGCGTTGATTTGTTCGTCGGTCATCGCGCCACCTCCTTCTGCAGTTTGGCGGTGATAGCGTCTTCCGCTTCAATCAAGTCAATCTGCGCCTGCGCCTGAGCGATGGTCGCCTGAGCCTCTGCAATGACTCGCCGAAGGTGCGCCAACGTCGAGCACTCCATTGTGTGTTCTGTCTGTGTGTTCATGGTTAGTTTTTTCTTTCGCTGATGACGCCGGCGATGAGTCCGCCGACGACAAAGGTTGTGAGAGGCCACCAGAGCGTGGCGACTTTCCAAAGGCAGGCGCCGAGGACTTGGATTTTTTCGGGAAGGGTCATGTCTTGTTTCTTGGTTCGTTGTTTTGTTCGCGTTGCGTCATCCGCAACGGTGACCAGCATGCCATGCGCATTGCGTGAGTCAACGTGATTTTCTGTGGGAAACAAAAAACCCCACCAAGCACTTGGCTCAGTGGGGTTTACGCTGGGTTGGGTGAGGCTCGAGTGGACTATTCGTGCGCGATTTTCAGCGCCTCATGTACGGTCGGGAATACCTGAGCGAAACACTGCTCAATCGCCTGCGCAATCTCACGGTGTTCCTTCTGGGTGTGCTCGTCCAGCCTGACCTGCAGGTAATGAATCCACGACCGGCAAGTGCCTGACATGTACAAGGTTGTGCTCGTCGCGAGTGGCAGCACCATGCGTGCGCATTCGCGTGCAACACCGGCCTCGATGAGGTCTCCGTAGTACGCTAGTGCCTGCGCCATAAACGCTTCGACCGAGTACGGTAGCAACTCGCTACTGCTCTGCCGGTTCTTCTCAGCCTGACGGCGCAGTTCCACCGGTTCGATACCAACCGCTTCCGAGTACCGCTGACTGAACTCTTGGAACGAGAACGACTTGTGACGCAGCAACTGCGCCGCAATCGCCCGGGATGTTCGGATCTCCACCGTCATGCTCGCCTGCTCGAACACGGACCAGTGCCCGTGCTTCATGCAGTACCGCAGGAGACGCTCCCCTGTCTCCATGTTCAGTTGGTTCCCCGGGTTGGACACCCGGGCGCAGTACACGATGAGGTCCTCCGCGGACCTCACCCCCTCGATGATTGGCGTCGTCGATGCGACTAGTCTGACCTGGCTCATAACCCAGCAAGTGAACGCAACCGCGTGATGAACCCAGCATTGTCGCGAGCACTCTCGAGCTCTCGGATCTGCTGGGCCTGCTGCTCAAGTAACTCGTCCTGCCGGGCGAGTTTCTGCGTCAGTTCCTTATGGTCTTTATCGCAACCCTCAAACGAGGTGTTGCACCGGATGGTCTCCTCCAACTCCACAATCCGCAGGCGTAGCTTCTGGGACTGCGCCTGCTCGCTTTTGCACTGCATTTCCGAACGACGCAGTTTTTCGTGCGCTCGCTTTACTGCACTCTGCAGTCGCTTTTCTTTGGCGATGCTCGACTTCTTCGAGCCCTCAGGGAGGAGTTTCCCAAGGTGTTCTACCTGAGTGCGTAGCCGGCAGATTGTGACGGAGCGTTTCTTGGCCTCATCCCGAAGTTCGGTGATGCACTTCTTCGCGTCTTCGAGCGTTTCTATTTTGCTGAGTCTTTTTCCCATACTGTTGTTGTTGTTGTGTTTACTGCACCACGACCTCCACTACGTTGTGGAATGAACCCTCGTGGAAGGTTTGCCCACCCGGGCGAATCACTGCGCCCTCGGGCGCCATCTCTGCGAGTGCCGCTAACGCTTTCACCGGCACAGGGCAGATGAGTTGCGCCCACACCTGCTCCTCGCTCGCAGGTTGTTGCTGTTGTTGCTGCTGTTGCTGTTCTTCTGTCCAGTCTTCGTGCATGTCATGTGGTCCCATAGTTATGCGAATGTGAGTTGTCGTTTGTCTCTTTGCTGCCGGCATACAAAGTCGGCGAGCGGTGTTGTTGTTGGTTCCGCGTTGAGTCGGGCCCATGTCTCAAGCCCTTCAGTCTGAGTGCGGTTGCCGCGTGCCCATCCAGTGCCGTCGCAGGACTCGATGCCGAGTTTCTGCAAATACCAGAGTTTGTCAGGCATGTTGCACCGGAGAAGGTGGACCCGCGGGAACGCCCCAGCCCACTCTTCGACGCTCGCCCACTTCCACTCGGTAGTCCCACCAATGCAGATCACGTCAGGCTTCACCGACGCGGCCTGCTCCACGGTCATGCCGTCTTGCACGGCAAGCGCTCTTGGAAAAGGAATCTCCGCGGCGAACCGGGCGTAGCGCTCAAGAGTCGCCTCTGCGTTTCCGGGCACGTCGGGGACAATCGCCCACCGGGGTTCCTGCATCTGAGAGGATGCCCAGAAGATGAGGCGCCGCCAGGCATCGACACTCCAGCGTGACTCGTCCCAGCGGTTAGCTTTGGAGTCCCACGCCGAGAACGCACCGTTGTCCAGTGCGTATGGCATCCATGGCCACGGGCCGCGTTGGCCACCCGGTGAGAACAGGTGACCAATGCGCGAGGTCTCGCGTGCAAGGCAATGCCAGAACCAGCCGGTGCAGTTGGCAGGCATGACAATCACCCCTGCACCTCCTCCTTCTGACTGCACTCCCAACTCTCCACGTCCTCGAGCCGGTAGCGCACCGGCCCCCTCTTCCCCGCCAGGCGGATGTAGGCAGGACCGATCCTGCGTGTTCGCCAGTTGGCGAGCGTGCCCAGCGCAATCTGCAACCTGTCGGACAACTGCTCTGGCGTTAGCCAAATGAGACTCGTCTTCATGTTTATGCTCAGGTTGTGGGGCCCTAGAAGGGCCCCGATTCGTCTGCCTGCTCCCCAAACGGCACGTCGTCCTGTTGCTCTGGTGCGGGTGCCGGTGCTGCCTCAACTGCTGGTGCTGAATCTGGTGGCGGCGTGGTGCGCAGTTTCGCCATAGCCGACTTCACTTTCGACGGCACGCTGCCCTTGGTGGCGAGCGCCGCTTTCCTCTCGTCCTTAGCCTTGATGAGCTCGGCAACCCCTTCGTCGTCGCCCAGTGCGTCAGCGGCGTTGTACGCGTCGGTGTACGTGGCTTTAAGCACGTCCAAGCTCTCAGCCCGACGGATTGCCACCAGGGCATCGTCGAGGCTGAACGGGCGCCCCTGAGGTGCCGGTTCGGGTTCGGTCGCGTCAGGCCGGCGGATAGCCACCTGTTTGCGTGGTGCGGAGCCTGTTGCGGCGTTTCCATCGTCGTCGTCCTGGACGATACCGACCATCGCGGCGAGAGCGTACCGGCGAGCGTATGTCACTGCGGACCCGACTCCCTGAGCGTCTGGTTTGCTGACGGGAATCGTGAACGTCGATTGAATCCACTCCCCGGATTCGTGAGCGAGGATGGTCGTGAGCTCGATTGTTTTGTCGCCAATCTCCCCGGGCGTCTGGATCACTGCCAGTCCGTTCGTTGCGAGCGGCTCCCGGCACGCGTCCCACACGCCGGCGAGGTCTGCATACCTCGAGCGGAAGTGCGGGTTCACCGAGTCCTTGAGTGCGGCACGCATTGCACCCTGCGCTTTTGCGAGGGAACCTGCGAGCTTTGCTATTGAGTCTGATGCTTTCAACATACTGTGTGTTCTTGTTCTTGTCATTGATACTGCGTTACTTACTTGCTGCTTTTCTTCACGTTGATACGGAAGTTCCTGAATGCCTGGCGCACGAACGCCGGCACCTCCTTAGCCTCGGTCATCCCCGCGGAGATGGACCACCCCGGTCCAATCACCTTCTCGGCAGTGCCGATGCGGGTTAACAACTGAGCCTTCAGAGAGTCTTTGATTTCCTCGAGACCCTTGATCTCGGAGGACACGTGCCGGTAGCGAGAGACCAGGTCGTCTGTCTCGATGTCGCCGGTGGCGTCGAGCACCTCGCCAGGGTTGGCGCGTGCATGGAGTTTCGAAACCACGCCGGCGTCCTCGGGGTACTGAAGTTCTGGCGCGACACCGGATTCGACCGACACCCAGAACCGGGCGACCTCGTCGAGGATCTGCGCATGGACCTCGGGGTCAGCTTTGCGGATGCAGTACTTGATCGTGTTGCCGGCGACGAGTGCCGCAATCACGCCCCACGACCTGCCCGTCACGAGCAACTGATGCTGAAGCTGGAGCTCGATGTGAGCAGGTGCTTCGACCACGCCGTCCTCGTCGCTCCACTTGTCACGAAACACGAGGAAGTCCACGTTTTTAATCTCGAGGAGTCCGGGACCGTCAGGGTGGTTGAGGATCTCGAAGTCAAACGAGGATCCGATGCGCCGTTCCTCGATGCGGGAGTAGACGTTGCGAGCACGCACGTCCCAGTTCATGTCCTCGGCAATGCCACGGGCGATGGCATCCTGCAGGCGGTTCCCCCAGCGCATGCGCTCGGATTCTTCAACCGTGTCGGCGAGGCCACCGGTCTTCTGGTGCCACAGTTGGAGACGCGTCTTGTACGGACTGAGGCCGAACAAAGCGGACACGTCGGTGGATGTGATGTCCTTGCCGCGGAGGGCAAGCCAGGCTTCCCGGTCTGACGGGAGTGTGTTTGTCGTTTTCATGTGTTTTGGCGTTGTCGTTTTGACAACGGGATGGACGCTAATCCCAAGAGCATTCAGCGGTCAAGCGGGTTCGCGTGATTTTTTGTGGGGCTTTTAGGGAGTTACAGGAATCTCCTGATGCATCGTGCTAAAGATTAAGCACTTGTATAACCATTCAGCATCTGCCTGTTGCACTCTGTTGCTGGTCCAGCAACAATGTTCGCATGACCTCTGCTGACATCGTCATCGCTCGTTTCGGTGGAATCCGCGCAACTGCACGTGCCCTGCGCATTCATGCGTCTTCCGTGCTGCGCTGGAAACGCTCGGGCAGCGTGCCTCTTAAGCGTTGGAACGCACTGCTTTCCGCCGCGCAGCGCAATGCCGTTCCGCTCGAGGTCACCGACCTGCTCCCCAACATTTCTGTTGCGTCCAACGCAACACCTGATAACGGTGCGGCATGCAGCTCCGTGACTACCAACTCGACCTCCTCGACCGGACCCGTCGTTCTCTCGCCAGTCATCGGCGAACCCTGATGGTATGCCCCACCGGCGGGGGTAAAACCGTGATGTTCTGCTACATGTCACAACGTGCCGTGGCCCGTGGTGGACGTGTAGTGATTCTCGTGCATCGGGACGAGCTCATCGACCAGGTCGCCGGCACGCTGCACCGGTTCAACGTCCCCTGCACTTTCGTCGCCACTGGACGCAAATACAGGCACAACCTGCCGGTCGTCGTCGCGTCCGTCTTTACGCTCAAGAACAGGCTGGATGTCGTTCACTCCCCGACACTTGTCATCGTGGACGAGGCGCACCACGCCACCGCGAAGTCCTCGTGGGGGCGCGTGCTCAACACGTGGGCCGCGTCGAAAGTCGTAGGCGTAACAGCAACGCCGCAACGCCTCTCAGGCGAAGGGCTTAACGAGTTGTTCGACGACATGGTCGTGGGCCCGACCACGGCGGACCTCATCGAGGCCGGTCACCTGTCCTCGTATGAATACTTCTGCCCGTCAGAGGTAGACCTTACCGGCGTGGGCTTTGCGATGGGGGACTACAACAAGCACGACCTCGAGGGGATGATGAACAAACCCGGCATAACGGGTTCAGCGGTCGAGCACTACCGCAAACTCGCTGATGGCAAGCGTGCGGTGATTTTCTGCGTGAGCCTCAAACACTGCGCCGCGGTGCGCGACCAGTACCTAGCCGCCGGCTACCGTGCTGAGATCATTGACGGCACGATGGACAAACTCGCACGACGCTCTCTCGTCCAGCGCTTTGCCTCCGGTGGGCTCGACCAGTTGGTGTCCTGCGACGTCGTCTCCGAGGGGTTCGACCTCCCCGCCATCGAGGTCGTCCAAATGCTGCGCCCGACCGCATCAACCTCGCTCTGTTTGCAGCAGTGGGGACGCGGACTGCGCACGTTCGCCGGTAAGACGCACGCAATCATCCTGGACCACGTCGGCAACTGCCGGCGCCACATGTTCCCAGACTCCGACAGGGAATGGACGCTCGAGGGCAAGAAGCGGAAGAAGCGTGACGCCGAGCAGAAGATCCCAATCCGCCTCTGCCCCGTGTGCTTTCGCGCACTCCCCGGGGGAACGCCGGTGTGCGGGTGCGGTCACCGGTTCGCGCCGCAACCTCGCGAGGTCACCCAGAAGCAGGGTGAGCTCGTGAAGGTGAGCGCTCAGATGAAACTTGCCCTGCAAGCGCAACGCAAACAGGAGCAGAGCAGTGCGAAGACATACGAGGATCTCGTCGCACTCGGACAATCTCGTGGGTATCGTTTCCCACGCGAGTGGGCCCAGAAGATTCTGGCCTCACGTAAAACGAGAACAAGAAACAGAACAACAACATCATGGCATCACTAAACAAGGTCCTCCTCATGGGCAACTTAACCCGTGACCCGGAAACCAAACACACACCAAAGGGCACTGCAGTCACGCAGATGTCCCTCGCAATCAACCGGAAGTACACCACCGAAGGTGGCGACCACAAGGAGGAGGTCACCTATGTCGATGTCGAAGCGTGGGGGAGGTTGGCAGAGAACTGCGCTGAACACCTCTCGAAGGGCAAGCAAGTGTTTGTCGAGGGGCGACTTAAGCTTGACACGTGGGAAGACAAGAACACCGGTGAGAAGAAATCCCGTCTGCGTGTCGCCGCGGACATGGTGCAGTTCCTCTCCCCGAGAGAGTCGTCGCAGCAATCCTCCTCACGTCCACGTCGTGACTTCTGAGACGCGGATACAGAGTGAGATCCAGTTGGCCGCGTCCCGGGTTGGGGCGCGGCTATGGAGGAACCAGGTCGGCAAGTACGAGTTGTCCGATGGACGGTGGCTTTCATCGGGACTCTGCGTTGGGTCCTCGGATCTCATCGGCATCACGCCTGACGGTCGCTTTCTCGCTATCGAGGTGAAGCGTCCGGGTAAGACTGCAACACCCGAACAACGTGCATTCGTTTCCCTGGTTAGGGCAATGGGTGGCGTGGCCGGGGTGTGCCACTCGGTCGAGGACTTCCTCGCCCTGTTGGCTTAGTCGGCAGCAAAACACACAAACACACGGAGGATGAAACGAGACTTCAAAGCATTGCGAACGGACCTGCTGACCCGCGCACGCGGACTCCTGCAGGAGTGGTTCCCCGAGGGGCGCTTTCACGGACACGAGTTCGTGGTCGGCAACCTGTCGGGCGAAAAGGGTGACTCCCTCTCAGTCAATGTAAACACGGGCGTCTGGTCCGACTTCGCCGGCGGCGACAAGGGTAGCGACCTGATTGCACTCTACGCCGCGAAACACGGGTGCAGCATGTCGGAAGCTTACGACGCCATCGCCGGCACAAGCTACGTGCCGAACACCACGCCGCCACCACCCATCCCGAAGAAGGCCACGCTCGGACTGCCCCCAGAGGGGAATAAGCCGGCCCTGTTCATCCACAAGGTTCACGGCAGGCCGACGTGCGTCTGGACGTACAAGACCGCCGACGCAAAGCTCATCGGCTACATCGCACGCCACGATCCGAAGGGTGCTCGCAAACAGTTCATCCCTTGGTTCTATGACACCGAGAAAGCCGAGTGGGTGAATCAGATGATCGGGGAGAACCGCCCCATCTACGGGCTCGAACTGCTCGCCCAAAACCCCGGCAAGCCGGTGATGCTCGTCGAAGGGGAGAAGGCCGCGGACGCTGCCCGTGCGCTTGCCGGTCACCACTACGTGGTCCTTTCGTGGCCTGGTGGATCTCAGGCCATCCACAAGGTGGACTGGTCCCCGATTCACGGGCGCCGGCTCTTCCTCTGGCCCGACAACGATGAGCCCGGCATCCAGTGCATGGACGCCATCGCCGAAGCGCTCGCCGACAGGGTGGCCGAGATCAAGATCCTGCGCCCTGAGGGGCAACCAGAGAAGTGGGACGCGGCGGATGCGATGGCAAGCGGCTGGACGTGGGACGCTCTTCGCATGTGGGCCAAGGACAAGATCCGCACGTTCGACCCGCCCACCACCGAAGCGAAAGCGGTGTCGAAGGCAGTTGCCCGGGACAGCAGCATCAAGGGACTGCAGGACCTCTGGGAGCAACTGGGACTTGAGATTGGTGGGTCGATGCGACCGCACGCCAACCTCGACAACCTCTGCAAGATCCTCGAGGGGTACGAGCCGCTCGCCGGCGTGGTCTGGCACGACGAGTTCAAGGAGAAGATCCTGACCTCCTGGGACACCGATGCGCGGGAGTGGAACGACGCGGACGACCTGCGCCTGACACGCCTGATGCAATCGCAACTGGGCATCCCCAAGGTGAGCGTGCAGGGCGTTCACGATGCCGTCGTGCTGGTCGCGCAAACACGGGTGCGGAACGAGGTGAAGGAGTGGCTCGACCGGTTGCACTGGGATGGCGAGTCGCGCCTGCGTCTGCTCCTCTCTGAGGGGTTCGGGACACCTCAAGACGAGTACCACCGGATGGTCGGGCAGTGCTGGCTCATCAGCATGGTCGCCAGAATCTACCGGCCCGGGTGTAAGGTGGACACCATGCCGATTTTCGAGGGGGCTCAGGGTGCTGGGAAGAGCACCGCACTGAGAGTGCTCGGGGGAGCGTGGTTCACCGAGTGCCACGAGTCAGTGACTTCCAAAGACTTCTACGGGGTCTTGAAGGGGGCGTGGTTGGTGGAAATCTCTGAGATGCACTCGTTCAACAAGACCGAGGTGGAACGCATCAAAGGCGTCATCAGCTGCCAGGTTGACCGGTATCGCGCCCCCTACGGACGCAACGCCGAGGACCATCCACGCCGGTCGGTGTTCGCCGGCACCACCAACAGGGACGACTGGAATCGTGACGAAACCGGAGCACGCCGGTTCTGGGCAGTGGCGTGCGGCGCCATCAACCTCGAGTTCCTCACCGCCGAGCGGGATCAGTTGTTCGCCGAAGCGGTCCACCTGTTCAAGCACGGCATGCCCTGGTGGAACGTCCCCGCCGACGAGGCCGCGGCACAAGCCGAACTGCGCCGCCCAGAGGACACGTGGGAAGAGGCGCTGCGTGACGGGCTCGACGACGGCAAGTCGTACACGACCAAGGAAATCCTCTGCGGCGCATTGGGCATTGAGGTCGGCAAGCACGACCGGAGAATGGAGCAACGCATCGCCGCGGCACTCAGGGTGCTGGGATGGCGCCCGGCAATCACCAAGACGTTCGACCGCAAATCAATACGGGTATGGAAAAAGACGCAGGAATAAGACCGCTAGACCGAGACGACCCGGGCATCCCGATAGAGTGGTTCCGTGAGCTCGACGTCAAATGCACCAAGTGGCTCAGGGCCCGTGGCTTGTACTACGACACCGGCGAGTGGCGCGAGCAACTCAACAAGCGGATGAACGCCGAAAGGATCGTCCGTCAGGCGACAAAGCTGGACGACTTTGTTGACGGGCTTGGACGTGACTGAGAGGATTTGGGCACTGCAGCATGGTGCGCAGGGAGATCCTGCGTCAGGGTTGTACGTCCCGCATGAAACACTGCTTTTCCCGCCGAGGTGAGTAGCCTCGGAACCGACGCCGCTCGAGGTTGTGTGTTTCCTCGAGCGGCGTTTCTTTTGCTACCCAGTTGCTACCCAGTGTTTTCGGGGTCTGTCGGGGCTTGCGTAACTCTTTGATTTTTGGCGCGCCCGGAGCGATTCGAACGCCCGACCCCTTGGTTCGTAGTTTTTTACCGCTATCCACCGGCGGATAACGCTACCCCACAAGTGACTGATTTCGCGTAGGATGTACTCCCACCGATTCACTGGAGAACACGCGATGTCACGGAAATCTGCTACCCATTTGCTACCCAGTTCTGACAGGACATTGGAATGGGACGCGAAAGTCCCCGGGCTCTTCAAGCGCATAGGTGCCCGTGGCTCAGTGTTCTACGTCTTCTACCGCAACCGGAGCGGCACCCAGCGCAAACTCAAACTCGGGGACGCTCGCGTGCTAGGGCTCGAGCCTGCCCGTAAACGTGCGCTGGAGGTGCTCGGTCAAGTCGCTCGGGGAGAGGACCCTGCAGTGCGTGACAAGCCGACCGACTACACGCTGGAGGAGTTGCGCGATGCCTACATGAAGTACCACGCATCGAAGCGGCAAAAGCCTTCGGGGCAGGAGTACACGAAGCGCATCTGGGAACTGCACATCCTCCCGAACCTCGTGACAAAACCGCCCAAGACTCTGACAGGAGAGGGGGAAAGCCTGACAGGGAGGGGCAAACCGCTGACAGTTCGGCAGGTTTCCGTGACACACTGCATGGACCTGCACCACAAACTGCGCCACAAACCGTTCATGGCCAACAGGGTGCTCGAGGTCATCCACACCGCGTACAACCTCGCCATCAAGATGAAGTGGGTGGACGAGAATCCCGCGCAGGTGGACGCCTACCCTGAGCCGCAACGCCGGCGCAAACCCACCCCAGAGGAAGCCATACGCCTGTTCTCGGCGCTCAACGTCATGCGCCCTCAGGAACCCCACTTCGTCGCCCTCATCGAGCTCCTGGCGCTTACTGGGTGCCGTCGCAACGAGATCATGCACGCACGCTGGGAGTGGGTCGGGGAGGACGGCATGCACATCCCCGACTCGGCCTCGAAGACGGGGCAGCGCATCGTGGCGCTGAACGCCCACGCCCGTGAGATTCTGGACGCACTCCCACGCGAAGCAGGCAACCCCCACATCATCGTCGGACGTCGCCCCGGCGCCCACTTAGTCTCACCGAAGGGACTCTGGAAGCGTCTTCTCAAGGATGCGAAAATCACCGGCCTGCGCATGCACGACCTTCGCCGCTACTTCGCCGCGGCAGGCATCGCCGGCGGACTTACGCTCGAGCAGGTCGGGCAACTCCTCGGTCACACCCAGGCTCAGACCACCCGCCGATACGCCTGGCTCTTGACTGGCGCCGCCACGGCAGCAGCAGAAGTTGTTGCCACCCAAATCAAGAGAACACCACACTGACTGCAATGAACGCGATTCTGTCACGCCTCAAAGAGGCATCCACCTGGCGGGGGTTAATCATCATCTTTGCGGCATTCGGGCTGAAGCTTCATCCAGAACTGGCCGACGCCATCGTCACAAGTGCCACGGCAATCGTCGGTGGCATCGAGGTTGTACGCCGGGAGCGCAAACCGTAACACCGCATGGAGCAACGCATCCTCGAGCAGTTGGCGCAGCAGGGACCCGTGGTCGCCGTCCTCTGCTTCGCCCTCTGGTGGCTCAACCAACGTCTCAACCGCGTCGAGGAGAAAGCCGACCGATGCGAACAGGATCGCATCCGGTTGTGGAAACGCATCGCGCACATCATCCCAGCAGGGGATGAAACCGACGAACAACCATGAGCCTCGACCCACGATCCGAGAAGAACATCGCGACCTGCCATCCCTCCGCGCAGGGACCCTTCCGCGCATTCGTCGCTGAAGCCCAGGCGCTCGCCGCGAAGAAGGGGCTCGAGTACAAGGCCATCTGCGGCCTGCGCTCGTGGGAGGAGCAGGAACGCCTGTACGCGCAGGGGCGCACCACGCCCGGTCCAATCGTCACCAAGGCACGCCCGGGCAGCAGCATGCACAACTTCGGACTCGCCATCGACATGGGAGTCTTTCGCGCCGGCAAGTACCTTGACGACGACGAACCCAAGACCGCCGACGCCTTTCACACCGAGGCCGCGAAAATCGCAGCGAAGTACAACATCCGGTGGGGCGGACACTTCAGCACGATTTACGACGCCCCGCACTTCGAGCTCGACGTGCCGTTCACGCTCGCGCAGTTGCGTGAGTTACGCTCGCCCGGCAAGTGGGTGCCAATCGCCTAAGCGTAGGCGATGAACTCCAATCCCTTCCCCTTGATCTGGGGCAGCATGCCGTTCTCGTCGTAGATGCCGGCGCCACCGGGGATGATGGTGTCGGGAGGTAATGCACTGCCCATCACTGCGATGGGGCCCGATGACGAGTGGACTTTCGGCGCCAGGACGAGCAACCCCGCGGGAGGGTTCTGAACACCGGTGAACCGTGGCGCGTAGGCCGCGGCAGTTGCGTTGATCTCCATAAACTAGCCGTAGGTGCCGGCGTCGATGATCGCGGCCTGGTCCTCGGGGACGGGTTCCCCGTTCTGATCGTAGAAACCACCCTGCACCACCTTGCCGTCGTACAAGGAACCCACTTCAAGATTCACGAGTGCATCGGCTTCATCGTTCCAGCCGATTGCTTTGCCGCTGTTGGGCTTAGGAAACTCGAGGCTCAACCCAGCAGCAGAGGCTGAGAGCGTCAGCTTGGCCGAGCGCTCCACGTCGGTCTTCACCTGCTGGAGCATCATCGTGAGCAGGTCGAACACGTCCTCGTGCGTCTCGGCGAAGAACGCGCCCTGGTTGCGCAGATCCACGTTCTGCGTGAACGCTGGGATCACGCGGCGGACGGTGAGACGCTCGCCTGTTGCCGGCGCCACGTTCATCTCCACGCTTCCACCGTTGTAACTGCCCACGCCGCTCACCGAGTAGTCGGTGCCCAACTCCTTCACGACCTCTGTCTCGTCTTCCAACTGCAAGACGACCTGCAGGTTGTCCGCACTTAAGACGCGGAAGGTGTACGGGAAGACGGTCTGCGTACCGTTACCCAGCGCTGTAACCAAGTTGACTTCAGATGGAACGGACATAGGTCTTGCTCAATGTTGGTGATGGGTTTGCGATTTCATCAACGCTGATCTTTGCTGGGGCCCACAATCAGGACCGCGGGGTTCGACGTCTTACCTTCCCAGAGGGATTTCATCCCCTCGATGGTGCGTTGAGCCTGCACTGCCGGGTAGTGGAAGAGGATGCCCACGACCTTGTTGGCCGACGCCCAGAACCCACGGTCGAGCTCTCCCTGCTCCACCTGCTTGGCAAGCTTGTAGGACTCGGCGAAGAAGCGTCCGCCGGCGGGGCCTTCGTAGTTGCGCCCGTCCATGATGCCACCGAGTTCGCGCACGAACACCATCTGCGCCAGCAGGTAGGACATCTGCTGCTTCGCCAGTGCCTTGTACCACTCCTCGTCATCGCCACCTGCCCCGCCGCGCATTACGGTCACCAGTGCGTACTGGATGGCCACCGGCAACGAGTTGAGGATGAGCAGGTCCACCATCATGCGCCCCATGTCGGTCGGGCTCTTGAAGTTGGTGCGCTTGACCGTCTCGACGTTGAGGTTCCACAGCGCGTTGAAGTAGCTGTAGAACGTGGTCCACATCTTGAGCAGCGGACCGCCGCGTTGCACGTTGGCGAGGTCCTTCACCATCCCGCCGCCCTGCGTGTCGATGACCGTCTGGTCCGCGATGCGCACTGCCTCCTCCTCGCTGGACTTTGCGTCCATCGCCTTGTGGTAGGCGCCGAGCCAGGTCGGCACGTCGGCGAGCATCTGCCCCTTTTGGATCAGGTAGAAGTAGCTGTCCATCAGGGCGGTCTGGAACTTCGGGTCAACGGTGTTGCGGATCTCGTTGAGTTCGCGGTTCATCGTCTTCCCGCGCAGGCGCATCATGTCGCTGCGCTCGTAGATCCAGGCGATGGAATCCTCCATGTCTTTCGACGATCCAATCCACCGGCCCACTGCCTTGGCCATGTTGACGGCGCCCACCCGCGGAATGGCGTTGGTCAGGCCGAACGCCTGCAGCATCGAGGTCATCAGGTTGAAGCCCAACCCGGCAACGCTCGCACCGGTGCGGATGTGACCCAGCGCACGGGTGAAACGGTCCTCGGAGTTGGTGTTCCCCACGGCAATCGCCTCGAGCGCCTTACGCACCTGACGGTACACCGGCTCCCCGTAGTGCTCCTCGATGGCTTCCATCACACTGCGATTGCGCAGGATGCGGTTCACGTCCACCAGCATCTCGTGGTGGGTCAAGTCGTGGACGACCTGCGTGACGTGCTCGGTGAGCACCCCGAGGTCCAGCCGCACCGGACGCTCAACCCCGGCCACACGCTCTTTCGTGTGTCCCCTGCGAGTCGTCGATGAGGTGACTGCACCGCGCATCATCATCTTCGCGGCATCGGCGTCGGACTCCCCTTCAGCCCTGGCGCCGGCGTACTTGAGCGGGTAGTACCCTCCCTTGAACACGCCGAACTTGGTGACCACCGGAGTCGGTTCGATCTTCTCGGGCGGGATGCCGTACACCCGTTCCTGCTTGTCGCGGATGCGCGGCCAGAACGAGTCGATGTAATCCCACACCGACTGCACGAACTTCCACTCCTTCTCGGTCATCGTGTCTAGGATGGCGATGACGTCTTGCTCGGTGAGCCCGTTGTACCCGTCCACAAGCTTCTGCCGGTTGTCCTCGTTCCCCCAGTTGAGCGCAATCGAGAGCACGTCTTCCCGGGAGAGGTTGAAGTTCTTCGTCGCCCCGCGCACCACCTGCTTGCGGGTCATGCGCTTGAGTTCGTCCTTCTCGAACACCTTGAACAGTTTCTGGATGGCCTCGGTCGCCTTCTCGGTCTCGACCGCTTCGTTGTCCCCGGCATCGTTGATGGGGGCCATGATCGCGTTGTACACCGGACCCGCGTCCACGAACCCGTCCATCTCGCGCACGAGCGAGGCAAGCTTGCGGTGCGCTGCAAAGAACGAATCCCACCCCTCGGCAATCTTCTCGCCGCTCGTCTTGGACCCGAACCCGCGGGGCTTGGCCTTGGTGTTCGAAGTGATCTGCGCCACGAGTTCCTGCACCACCGCACGGAACTCACGCTCGTCCTGCAGGGTCAGCAGGCGCGTCGTCGTCTTGGCAAGGTGGTCGATCTGCTTCACCGCTTCCCACACCGCGGTAAGCTCGATGGCGGTCATCTCGCGGAAGTCTTTGCGGAAGGCTTCATCGCGCACCGTCTCGTCGATGTCCACGGTGAGCCCCTTGGCTTCCTGCGCGGAGATCCACTCGGCCAGGCGCGTGCGCCGGTCAACCTGCGAGAGCGGGATGGGGACGAAGTTGAACCGCTCGAGGATGCCGTCCACCTGCTCCCTGTAGGAGGGGTTCGCCTTGCCGAGACGCTCACGGGCCGCGTCCTCGGTCATGCGCAGCAGGTAGCGTTGCTGCTTCTGCGCCACCTTCTGCATGTCCCGGGATTCACGGTAGAGGATGTGGTTGAGCAGTTCGGATTCCTTCTGCCCCAGCGCACCTTGGAAGTCGCCAGCAGCGGCAAGCCTGGAAGCACGGGCGCCGGCAGCACGGGCCGCGGCGAGGTAGAGCGATGGGCGGATGTCGCGCAGTTTCATCCCCTGCAGTTGCTCCTGCGCCACCTTGGTCGCCATCGCCTTGATGAAGTCCACCGTGACCTTGGAGTTGTCCAACAGGATGCGAGCGGCGTTGGCCTGCTCCGGTCCGCTGCGAAGGATTCTGCGAGCGATTGCACCCAGTGGCGCGGGGGCGAGGTCAGCAACCCGTCCTGCTGCCTGCTTATCAGCACGGATGAGGCGTTGCAGTTCTTCGACCTCGACTGCGATGACCTCGTCACGCTTGTCGTTGCGCACCGCATCGGAGGCAGCACGCTTGATCTCCTTGGAGTCTTCCATGATCGAGGGGTGCGAAGCGTCCACGCGGCGCTTTGTCTCCTCCTTCACTGCCTTGTCGAACGAAGGCGTGGACACCAGTGCCTGCACCAGTTCGTCGGCGGACCCAAACCCGAGCACCTCCGCGGCAACGTCCACCGACACCCCGTCTTCCACTCGGTACACGCCGAGCTTACGCAGGGCGTCCATCGTGTCTTTGTCGAACCCCGCAGACAGGAGTGAATCCCGGTCCAGCTTCATCGGCATCAGCGGCTCAGGGATGGGTTCGTCGTCGGGCATCTTGCCCGAGCGCAGGATGGCCAGGGCGATGTGCTCGCGGGTTGCGGCAAGTTCGCTGCGCACCGTCTGCGTGACCCGTGCAATCTCGGCTTTGCGCTCGTCGGATTTCGCTTTAAGCATCTCACGCTCGAGCTCGGTCTGTAACCGCTCACGGGCCTGCAGGGACGCACTCTCAACGGCTTTGCGGTAGCGCTCCCACGCTGCCTCCTCCATGCCGTCAGGCTTGGTGCCAAACATCGGCTCGACTTTCTCGCGTGCCTGCGCGGCCTCGATCTCAACGTCGGTCGCGACCATGCGGTCGAACACCCCGCGGATGTCGTCTGAGATGTCCACGTTGAGGTTCATCAGGTCACGGTAGATCCTGACAAGCCACGTGCGCATGCTGGCGAAGAACCCACGCACCTCCTCTGCCGGCGCCTTGCCTTCCATCAGGTAGCGCTCAAACCCACGGGCGAAGGTCTCGTGCTGGTCCACTGTGATCGGGACACCGGCCTGCAGGCCAAGCCACTTGGAAATGCGGTTCCAGTCCTCGCGCAGCGCTTGAGGCGCGTCCGGTGCGGAGGCGAGGTCGTTGAACACCTCGAGGTAGAAGTGCGCGGCCTCGTGCATGAACGTGCTGGCGTTGGCACTGCTGAGCATCCTGATGGTGAACTCACGCCGGGGAGCACCACGTTGCGCCGGGTTGAACGAGATAGACCCGCGTGCGTTTTTCTCGTTCTGGAAAAGCGTCTGCGTCTCCTGCGATGCTTGCGCCACCACTGCTCTGCGCGATGCGTCGTCATAGGGCGTGTAGTCGAACACCTGCACGCCGGCATCTGCGAGCACCTGGCGGACTTCCTGCCGCGTGTCGCTGGGGACCACCGCTGCCTTGAACTCGCTCAGTGCAACGGAGCGTTGTGGCTTGGACTCAAAGTATGGGACCGGCGCGTTGAGGAACGCCTTGCCGGCTTCAACGCCTAACTCAAGCACGTCCTGCGGTACGCTCTTAAACCCAACGGCCTTGAGTGCCTTCTGCAGGTTTGCCGTGGTCCGCGCACCTTTCGCCCACTTAGCGAGCGCTTTCATGGAGTCGTCAAATGCGCTCCATGTATCGGCGTAGCCATAGTGCTCTGCTGCTTTGGTGCGGTAATCTGCAAGCAGCTTAGATGCTTTCTCACGAGCAGCGTCCACTTCCTCCTTCGTGCCAATCTCGGACTGCGCACGGTTGCGCATCTCTTCGATGTCAGCAATCTTCGCCGCGGACATCGCACGGGCTTTTCCCTCGCCGAAGGTCATTGTGGACTCCACCCCCTTCACCGAGGATGAGGTCATGTAATCGACGATGTTCTCAAGCGTGAACGGCACCTTCTTCCTGCCAATGGTCAGCTTGGGCTCACCGGCTTCGGCCAGGATCATCCCCTGCACCCACTGCTCAAACTCAGCCTCGCGCCCCTTCAGCGCTTCGTTCAATACATCTCTGGTGGAACCAAGATCAACTTGCTTCTTATCCGCTCGACTCCAGTCGGTTTCAATGCGGTGGAGGATGTTGAATCCAACTCCACCATCCGTTGATAAGGCGTTCTTTTTGAATCGGTTGACGAGGTGTTCAGCATCCTCTGGGTCCAAGTTCTTCTTCTGAACGTCCTTACGGATTGCGGCTTCCACCACCGGCACAAGCTCTCGGCGGATGTTCTCGTCACCCGCCATTGCCTGCTTCATCCGCTCGGGCGTGAGGTACTCCTTCAGCGTGTCGGAGTTGGACCACCCGTAGTTCATCGCGGGTTCGTACATCACCGGTTCAACCGTGATGCCCTTGGAGTCCAAGAACGCGGCTTTTGCCGCTTCCGAGCGTGAGAGCTTGTCGATGGCGCTGGCGACGTCTCCACGCTCCACCAGGCGTTGCCACACCTCGCCGGGGGTGTAGTCGTTAAACAGTTTCTGGAAAGGCAGCAGCGGCTTGATGATCTTGTTCGCCGCGGCCTGCTTCATCTTGCCGTACTCGGGTTGCGGGAAGCGCACCGTGTAGGCATCGGCGTTGAACACCGGGTTGCGGCGCGGGTCCGCCAGGTCCTTGGTGCCGATGAGTGAGATCTCACCGAACCCGGTGTAGACTGCATCGGGGCGCGTGACACCGATGGACGGAACAGGCAAGCCACCGAGCTCTGCCGCGTTAAGGATGTTTCTCCCGGAGATGTTATGAATCGCCAGCAGCGGAGTGCGCTGCGTCTCAGGGAAGACGGACTGGTTGAGCGTTACTTCTTGCTGCGCAGTAGTCTCTCCGCTGCCTCCTTGACCATCTGCGCGTCCTCCTGCGGATCCAGAAAGTCCTCCGAGTTGTCCATCGGCATCCCGACTCCGCGTGGTGACGACCGGAACGCCGTTTTCGATGGCGAACCGGGTGATGCTCTTTGCTCCTGCGAGTCCTTCGGTGTAGAAGGTTCCAGAGGCGATGAGTTGTTGGATGGTTTCTGCATTGACTGAACTCCCCTGCTTCTGAATCTGAATAATCTGCTTGGTCAAATCAAGCGACGAATGTCCCACCGACTCGTTCTTGATGGCGTTCCATCCGAACCAGTGCATTCCCCCAGGATTCTGATGCTGCCCCATGTGTTGTTGCAACAATGGTGAAGCATCAATGGCCTTCTGCATGACCTTCTCAAGTCCTTCATACAGAGCAAGCGAAAGCCCATTGTTGTCGTTTTCCAACCCACCAAGCACACCATACACCCCAAGTGGATCCTCTGGGGTGAGGCCACCAGAGTAGGCAAAGTATTCACTGGGGCGCGTGACGCCGGCTTTCTGCATCATGGTTGGAAGCCAGAGCTCGACGAACTTCCAGCGATCCAAGATGACACCCGGCACACCGAAGGTCAGGCCGATGAAACGCTGGACCTTGTTTCGGATGCCAACCTTGCCAAGGTTCAGTTTCCAGAACCTGCGCCCCATCTCGGCTGCGCTCTTGGACGCGTAGATGTCAGCGACCTTGTCCCAGTTGCCGTTCCAGTTGGCAAGGTGCGCGTAGAAAGCGTTGGCGTTTGCCGTGGCGCTGTTGCCTCGCTTCTGTGAGGTCGCCTCGGTTTCAATGCGAGCCTGCTTCACGCGTGCTTCCCACTGTTCCGGCGTCAGCGTGAAAGTGCCGTCTATCGAACTCTGGATGGCATCAAGAACGGGCTTGTGCGTGATTAACCGCAGCCACATGGCTTCCTGGTCGAGCGGCGCCAGCATCCTTGAAAGGATGCCCCAGAGGTGATGCAAGGCAACGGCCCACGGATGCGGAGCCTCTCCTGCCAGCAGGTTACGCATCTCCACGGTGCCATCCAACCCGGCGCGTGCTGCTTCCTGTGTGCCTTTCTCGGTGCGCGTGCCATGGTATCCACCGTTGAGAAGATCCACGTACATCTCTGGCTTGTTGAGAAGCACGTGCATCATGCTCGGTGGTGGAGTCACCACACCCCACACGCCAGCAGCGTTAAGGTACTCCACAAAGCCTTTGCCACTGGCAATGCGCTCAGGATCCTTGTCGAGCAGCTTGAGCGCTTTGTCTAGCCTGCCAAGGGCAACCTCGTTTCCGCTTTCCCATGCCGCCTTTGGGACCGGCTTGTCCTTCTGCGAATCCTTGCTGATCTCAAGCGTAGCGACGCCATCGACTTCAGCGACAGTGGCCTTGGCTTTGCTTGGCTTGTAAGAGGGCAGGTTTTCAAACGCCGGCGCGATGTCGGTGCCAGTCGTGTTCTCGCCCTGATACAGGATGCTGTTCTGCCCCTCGTCGAAGCGTTCCGACAGGGGGATGACATTCCCGTCAGCGTCACGGGTGATAGGGTCAGCGGATTTGATCTGGTTGGGATTGAAGACGACAATCTCATCGCCTGCCGGTAGGTGCCCCGACTCCTCGAAGATGACTGCGTCGTAGCCCAACTGCTGGACAATCTCGCCGAGGAACTTCGAGTCCTCATCGGCAAGGCGTTGCCATTTCAGTGTGTTCGTCTCGTCGTCAACGAACACGCCCTTCTCGAGCGCACGCTTGTATGCCTCGGTCTGCGGCGCCTTCTCATCGTCCTCCGGTGCCCACTGTCCCGTCCACGGGTTGTTGATGCGCAGGAAAGCGGTGACGACTCGGTCACCGTACTCTTCTGCCGCAGTGCGGTCAGTGGCGAAGTACACCCCCTTGCCTGCCGCTTCGGCGAGTTGTGGAACGAAGATGTCGAAGTTTTCCGGAGTGCCGTGAAAGACGGGCCCGTAGTTGTACCCAGCGGCTTTCGCGGCCTCGTTGACGAGACGTTGCGCCGTCTCCATGTCACCGGCCTCAACTGCTGCGAGGTAGTCTGCATCGCGTTGCTGCTCCTCCTGCGACATCGTCACGCCTGCCGGTGCTGTGGCGTTCTTGGTGCTGCCTAGGATCTGCGTGACGAACCGGTCCTTGAACTGCTGCAAGCTCATCCCAGAGCGGTTCGCCATGATGTAGGCCATCCGGGCGAACATGTTCGCGTGCGCACGGGCCACGCTATCCGAGGTGTTCTTGGTCGCCATCAACTGGGTGTAGACCTCGCCGGCCATGTCCACCACCTCGGGTGCCTGCCCCGGGGCAGAGCGTCTGGCTTCCGCGTTGCGCTTCTCGATACGCGCAATCTCCTTGTCGATTTCCTGCTGGCGAGCGGTGATGGCCTCGATGCGTGCGCCTGCCTGCTGGGCTTGCTGGTCCTGCCGGGCGAGCGCCTGGTACTCCTGCGCCAACCCCTGCAACTCTGCCGCGGCGGGGGCGTTGCCGGCCAGAATCTCCTGCAGGGCTTGCGGTGCCTGCGTCTGGAGTTGTGACTGGATCTCCTGCATCCGTGCGGTGCGCTGCTCGGCCTGGGCTTGGAGTGCGCTGACCTGCTCCTGCAGGGTCGTTATCTCGGTGGCGAGCGTCTGCTTCTCGGTGCTCAGTGCCGTGTAGTCTTGGTTGAGCTTGAGCATCTCCTCCACGGAGGCTTGCGTTGCCTGCAGGCCGGCCTGCATCTCCACCACGTTGGGTGCGTCCACGCTGCCAAGACGCAGCACCTGCGCGAGCGCTTCGTTGTGCTCGGTCGGGGCAAGCTTCTCGGTGTAGGCGCCAATCGGGATCTCGAGATCGTGACCGGCCTCGCGTGCCTTGTCGTAACTCTCGGTCTCCCCAAGGGTCTCCTGCGCCACCTGACGGGGGTCAATCCCCTTGCTCGCGAAATACTGGTCCCACGCTGCGATGGGGGCAAAGACACGCTCCACGGGCCCGTCCTGCGCGGCAAGGTCGCCGAGCGCTCCGAGCATGCCTGGCACCCGCGTGCGGGTCTTCGACTCGGAAGACTGGGCGCCCAAGTCGCGGAAGAACTCCACCTGCGTTTGCGCACGCTCGGCAAGTTGTCGGGACTGGCGCACCATCCCCGGGCCGTACACCGCGGCGCCTGCCATCGGCAGTGCGGCAAAGGAGACGAGCTCCACTGCGTACTGCTCAGGATCGAGCTTCATCGACTCAAGGCCGGTGACTGCACGCAGGATCTCGCCCAGTCGCTCTTCGCCGAACTCCTCGAGCACCCCGTCCCACTTCGCCTTGCGAAGCAGTGCGCTGAACTGCGACCACCCCTTGGTCGGGTTCAACTTGAACCACTTGGTGACCACGGCGGATTTGAGCGCCTCCAGGCCCGTCACCTTGCCGATGAACGCGCCTGCGCTCTCGGTGCCCACCTCGATGCTCTGGTTGAGGATTGCCTTGCCAATGGCGGAGGCGAACCCGTCCTCGGAGTCGAGCACGAGTTTCTCGAGTTCCCCTTGTTCGTTGACCGACATGCTGGACAACTGGGGAACCATGCGCTGCATGGCGTCCACCGCAACACGGTGCGGCATCCCCACGGTGGCCTGCACGGCGGACCCGGCGACCCATCCTGCGGTCTTGACCACGCCGCGCAGCACGGCGCTTTCTGCGACCTCGCGTGCGCTCTTGTTGAGAATCTTCTTGGCCGCGTACAACCCGGCCTTGCGTGCTGCCTGAGAACCTGCGGTGTACAGGCCACCGGTGGCAGCAATCTCGCCTGCGAATGCCGGCAGGTTCACAAGCACCGCGGCGACCTTTCCGCCGAAGTCGGTGCCGCGTCGGATCTCGTTGTCGTACTTCAGTAACTCGATCCAGTCGTTGTCATCAGCGGTGCCGTCCTTGACCCGGTTGGCCAACTGGGTGAGCGCATAGACGTCCACCAACTCCTTGCCGGCGCCAACAAAGGGGACCGGCTCGAGGTTGGTCGTGCCGGTAATCATCCGCTCCCAGAACCCTTGCGGGGTCGAGTAAAGCTGGACCGCTTTCTGGTCCATCTTCTGGGACTGCTGGTCCTGCGTATCCTGCGCGGGGTTCGTGATACCCATCCCGCCCACGCCCTGGAACGCCTTCACCTCGCCCGGGGTGCTCGAGTCCACTTCCTGACCGGCAGTGAAGTCGAGCGTTGGGAACCACTCGGAGACGGGGCGTGAGCCATCGACGATCTCGATCTGGTGACCCTTCTCGCGCAGTTGCTTGGCAATGGCATCGCGCACGTCCTTGCCGAACAGACCAGGCTCGAGCAACTCGGCGTTGCGAAGCGTGTCCTCCATCGCCATGTGCTGGATGAGTTCGTCACGCGAGACGGCAGCACGGTTGGGGTCCGACAGGAACTTGGCAGTGCCAGGGTAGTCCTTGGTGAGTTTCTCCGCGTCGAGCATCAGGTCGGACTGGTGCTGCGCCCACTGGGGGTTGCGTGCCACCAGTTCTGGCGGAAGCTGGAGCTTGTTTGCGAGGTTGACAACCTTCGCGTGCGCCTCTGGGTCCGTGCTGGTTGCGACGAGCATGGATGCCCGGAGATCTTCCGGTGTAGTGTCGAAAATGTCTTGCGCCATTACTGTTGGAACTTGATGCCTCGGGTTTGCTGACGCAGGCGGATTTCATTGAAGTAGAAGCGCTGGATGTCCTCCTTTTCTGGAGTCTTACCCTTCGACTTCTGCCACTGCGTGCGTATCCGATTCTTGTCGGCATCGGGGATTTTGTCCCACGCAATCTTGCCTTGAGGGTCGTTCAGTTCCTCAGGGGTTAGCTGGAAGAGGTACTTGTCGCGGGAGAGCATCCCTTCGGCCTTCTTGAGCAACAACTCGTCGGCCATCTTCTGCACGTCCTCGGGCACCACCTTCTTGCCGCTGCGCTTTTCTACTTCGCGCACCCGCTCTTCAAGGCGCTTCTGGAAGTCGTACTTCTCTTGACTCTTGTCGGCAAACCCGGCGACCCGTGCAGCGTCCTCGGAAATCTCGTGGACGTTGCGGATGCTCTCGTACTCGACTTTGGCGTTCTCGTCCAAGTGCGCCTTCTGTAGCTGGATCTGAATCTTGGAGAGCTCGTCGAACTCCTTGGGCGTGAGTCCCTGCTTGGCCAAGTCCATCGTGCGAAACGAGTCGCGCACCCGCTCGTCGTTGCTGTAGGCAAGCTGCTGGAAGCGGTAGATCTTCCCAAGGTCCTTGCCCAGGTCCTTGCCGGCCTCCTTCTCCTCGGCGAACTTCTTGACCATCTCCTGATGCGCCGGGTCCATCGTGTGGAAGCGAGGTTCCTTGATAAGCCGGTCGATCTTCTCCCCCTTGTTCAAGCGCTCGTAGTAGTCCTTGTAGCTGTCCTGCACGCTTTGCTGGTGCAAGGCGTTGCGCCGGTTGAACTCCGCGGTGACACGCTTTTGCACCTCATCGCGCATCTTCGCGTCCTTGCTGTAGCGCTTTGCGATGAGTGCGTTGGCCTGCTTCTCCTGCTCGGTGAGGCTGATTTGCGGGATGTCCACCGCGAACATGATGTCGTCGGTGCCCTGCTGCGCTTCGTCGGCAACGGTCCCCGCTTCCACTGCCTTGATCACCCCGGGCTTGAACTCGAGCGGAATCAGGTCCCCGTAGCGCTCCACCATCGCTTTGGCCTCGGCGGTCTTGCCCTGAGCCAATGCCGTGTCGATGTAGAGTTTGACGGCCTCGCCCTTCTTCTTCTCCGACAGGTTGCGTGCCGCGGCTTCACGTCCCTCGGGGAATCCGCCCGGGTCGTTCTGCACGCGGTCCTTCACCGACAGGTCGATGCGAAGCAGCGAATCGTCGATGGCGGTGAAATCGGGCGCTCCGTCTGCCTTGTGCGGGACGGTCGCTTCGAAGTTGTTCTGCAGGTTGGTCGATACCGAGTTGACCTCTTGACGGACGTAGCCGTCCATCACCGCTTCCGAGGTCTTCTCCCGCTCGGATCCCACGCGCAACTGGACCGAGCGGTTGTACTCCTGCCAGAGCGAATCGGAAGCACGGTCGAACTGGCTTTTCACGCGCACGCTGCCCAGCGTTTCGCGGATGCCGCTCAGTTTCTGGCGAAACCCGTTGAGCCGGTCGGAGGCGATCCCGAACAGGTCGCCCCCCTGCTTGTACATGATCCCATCCTGGGGGTCGTACAGTTCGGCGGTCTGAAGTTCGCGTGCCTTGGAAAGCGCCTGCGTGAGTTGCTCGTCCTCGGCCTTGCGCTTCTCCTGCTCCCACATCTGGCCAAGCCCCTCGCCCAGTTGCGAGATGCCGCGCCCGATGGCCGACATGTCGGCGACGTTGGTGGAAAGTTGCCCACCGGAGAACTGCCCCGGGGTGACTTGCGGTCCGTTGTAAAGTGGTGCGGTTGGCATACGAAATCTCTAGTCCTTAAGGTTCTTATCCACCGCCACTGCTGCCACTGGATGCGCTGCTCGATCCTTCGTATGAACTGGCAATGCGCCCTGCCCCGCCCAGGATCGTGCCCGTGGCGTTGGCCATGCCCTGCGCCATCGACATCTGACCACTGAGCACGCTGTTCACCGCGGCCTGCTTGTAGCCCCACGCCTCGAGCGCTGCGTTGTTGCGCACCGTGATGGCGTCAATCTCGCCCCAGTAGGCGGCTTGCTCGTTCGCCTGCGCGGCAGTGCCATCGTCGAGCAGCACGTTCTGGCCGGCATAGGCCACACGCTGGGCGC